TCCTAATGGTACAATAGGGCAACTTTATTACAAGTTATCATGTCTGGCCATCCTGAGAATTCACCAGAAGTCAATGAAATGATGGCAGCTGTGGGAAAAGCAGAAGTCGTTGAGGTATGGTGTAAAGGTTGTGAGGCCTTCAGGCCAATGAATGCAGCTTATGCTAAGTATCTGAAGGGTGAGATTGAGGCCTGTGCTAAGTGCCGCAAATGAATGAAGATGAAGTAAAAGGCTTTCAGGTCGATCTTACTGACGAAGATGTCCGTACATTGTACTATGCAGTAACGATGGCACTTGAAAAATGGCCTGGTTCACCGCAAAGACCTGCAGATGAACAGGAAAAGTTATTTGATATGAAGGATACATTATTTAGAATGATCCTTGAAATCAATTTGGAAGCGTAGCGAGGACGAAGTCCGAGTTAAGCTGTAAAAATGGGCGCGGGGATTGGCTGGAAGACTAGGAGGATTGCGAAACCCTCATGGCCAGTACGTCTCCGTTGCTCCCATATCAGAACGGAAGGCTGCTAGTGCCCTCATTGGGCACTGTGAGCCTCGTGAATGGCCGTTGGGTGGAAGCTGCGGGGGACTCTTACCTTGTGCGCCTTTTCATCAGCAGGAGCCAGTACAGCGGCGTCTCTTCTGGTTCTAAGCCAATTCCCTTGTCCAGCCAACTTGATGGACAAATGATGCCTGGAGCAAGTGGTGATCAGTTCTATTATCGTGGTTACGCTTTAGATTTTACGACTGTTCCGGCTGATTACGACCTGTTGGCTGGTGATGAGACTGGTTTTACTTGGACCCAGGTAACAACACAGTATGAGTGGCTTGCTACTGGTACTGAGTGCAGGTTCCGTTTTGGTCAAGACCCAATCATGCCAGCAGCTAAGATTCAACGCTCTAGTGGCCGGTATGGCGGTCAAGGGATTGACGAAATCATTTACAAAGAGATTGGTGGTGTTGAGATTCAACTCACTGGTACGGAGCTTCAGAACTGATGAAGGTTACAACATCTAAAGATCTAAGCAAGTTTCCTGCCATCTCTAAGCAAGAGGTAGGCACGATTAAAGTGCCTGTTATTGGCCTTATGATGGGTATCCCCCTTGGATTTGAGGCCAGGACTGAGAAAGTTGAGATTGATACAGCAGACATACAGCAGCAATACCTGGAAGCGCTTGAGCCACTTATGCCTAAGTTAGCTGCAGAGATTGCAAAAGCTCTTGATGAGGCCTTGAAAGCGTCTTGGCCTTGGACGAGCGGGAGTAGAGATATTTACGACACAGGGGCTTTATCACGCTCTGGGAAAGTAGTAGCCAATGGTAATGGGATCGAGGTGACTTACAGTGCTCCCTACGCAAATATCGTTCACAATGGTGGCTACATACAGCCCTACGGAAATCCAAACGCAAGGCCTGTTTACATGCCTGCAAGGCCGTGGGTATCTTCTGTCCTGTATGGTGAAGGGCCCTATCCACAGTTTGATTTTGACGGCTTTATGAAAGCCAATCTCCCATAGGTATTCTAGTCCAGTTTTCAACTGGTAGCATCGATGAGTAAACTTCCTTTCGTGGTCGCCCCTAAGGTTAACTCTCGCATCGAGACACTGGGTAGCGAGATGAGTGGCAAGATTGAGATTGAGCGTAAAGGCTTTTTGACTGTGGGTGAAAAGTCGTTCATGGCTAATGTTAATAGCCAGGACACTGTGTTGCAGTCGGTAATGAAGCTGTCTCGCTCTGTTGCCAGTCATTACAAGCTGGGTCAGCAGGACGCTTATCAGCAGGTCGTACTAGCTGTTACTGAGCCCGAGAAATGCTCTCATCCCGTTTATGATGAGTTTGGTACCGAGATTGCAGAGCTTGCGACATTAATGATGTCCATGGAGCAGAAGAAACAGCTCATGATGGCCTTCTGTATGCTCCTGTACCGCGTCGACGACAGTCTTACGATGGATGACATCATCGACCTTCACGAAGACCTTATAGAAGCTCTTGCGCAGCTCTTTGCGGACGAGGAAGCTAAAAGCCTTGAGCGCCTCGTTACCAGAGAGGAAGAAGAGGAAGGCCCTGATGACGGCGACCTTGGCGAAATCGAAAAAAAGTAGACGCTGGTGAAAGTGTCGAGCCCGACTGGGAGGACATTTACTGGAAGATGAAAAAGGCATTCCCAGGGGACCCCGAGTACTCCTGGGATCGCTTTTACCAGCTGCCCTATGTTTATGTTTTAAGGGGTTATCATAAAATGCTCGAATTACGTCGTGCAGAATTGCATGATCTCGAGTTGCCAATTGCCCTTAATACAGCAGTTTACGCGAATAGCCAAAGAGATCCTAAAAGCAGTAAAAAGCCTATTGGTCCAATGGACTTTGCGTTTTTCAAGCCATTACAGGGCGAGGGTCCTTCAGGATACTACGCGGCTTGTTATCTTCACTTGGTCGCAAGACAAGAACTGCCGAATTGGGCTTTGTTCTGTTATAAAGCGGTCGCCCCTTCTGCTCGCGGTCGCGCAGGAGCTCAGTATGCATTCTTTGCACACGACGCTATCCTTATTGGTCCGCGCAAGACAGAGGCGGGGTATAAGGGCTTCCTTATTGCTCAAGAATCAGCGTCAGGAGAGGTCCGAACCTTCTCGGACCCTAATGGCAGCTTCTACGACCTGACACTACCTCTGATCCCGACAAAGGTTGTCGCCGAGGAAGATGTGACCCTCAGCTAGAAGGCCACTCTCCTATTATCTTGTTGGCGTATTCTTCAACAATCCTGACATCTTCTTCGGAGTAAGGGCCAAAGCCATTGATCCCGCCTTTCAGCCATTGCTGGATGCGCCACTCGGCTTCGATAGTGTGAAAAGACTGCATCCGAAACCAGGCCAGCCACTCTTGGCTGGATTTGTCTTGGTTGCATTTCTGGCAAGCGGGAATACAGTTAGTAGTCCTGTCTTCTCCCCCGTTGCTTTTGGGCCTTACATGGTCGATCGTTAAGTCTGTAAGGGATTCGTCAACAATAGGCGTGGCACCACAGTAGGCGCAGCGATTGTTCCAGCATTCCTTAATAGCAGTACGCCATTGATGGCGAGCCTCTCGGCGTGTCAGGGCTGACATGTTATACAAATAATCTGAAATCCTCTCGTAAACGGGGAGGTAATCCTGGGATCGGTGCATCTCAGATATCAGTAAAGACGGCACCACTGGAGAAGTGTTCTTTCATCAGCGCTTGGCCTCCGGGTGGTATGTCTTGACCTAAGTCTACCGACGAAGGTACACTAGAATAGCGTTTTTAAGCCTGTGGCACAACAATTTCCTACTTCAGCACAGGTTATTTACGACACCTTGGCCGCTGATTCTAGCTTCCCTCTTTTGATTGGCGAGTATACCTTCAGGGCTGGTCAAACAGGCCCTGCCATGTCAATCGTCACTCCAGGCCAAGACTTGCCTGCTATCAAGTCAATCAGCGGTGTCGAGGTCGTCATTCATGATGCTGCAGATGTAAAGCGTCGCGATTACCTGACGTCAGGATCCGACATATACATTGATTGGAAGGTCTTCTTTATCTGCTGGGAGCCTTCTACTGGCTTACAATTGACAGCTGCAGTCGCTCGTGCTATGCAACGTTTTGCTGGTTCTTTGAGCTTTGAAACCGTTGCAGTGGCTGACGGTATTGGGGCACAGGTTCAGACAATGCTGGTGATCAAAGGGGATATGCCAATCTTGGCAGAATAAAGAGGTTTGGCAATCTAAGGCAACGACCCCATGAGGGTCTGAGGTACCTTCATGCGGGTTTTCGCCCGTTTCTCCTATGGCAAACTTTTCAGCCGCATTCGGCTACGACTTTTACATTGTCCCTGTTCAGAACTCGCTGATCACCGATTTCGCGACCAACCCAGCACTGGACAGCACCACCCCTCCAGCTTCCGACGCTACCGTTTCCTACAGCAACGGCATCTTCACTGTAGCCTCCACTCCTTATGCAATGGACGGCACTGACCCTGGTATCCGTCTGGCTAGCTTGACGAACGCTGCTCTTGAGACTGACACCGGTTCTGAAGAGGTCTACACCTACGACGACGATACCAAGGGCTACTCCCAGGCTGTAGCAACCACCAAGAGCTTCAGCATCTCTCTTTCCGGTATTGCTGACTTCAACGATGCCGCTTATAAAATCCTTCGCCTGACTGAGCAGAACACTGTGGCTGATGGCTTACGTGTTGCTTTTAAGCGTGTTGGCCCTACTGGCACCACTGAAACTGTTGAGGGCTACGGCACCCTGACCGGCTACACCGAGTCTAACGAAGTTACGAGCATCGTGTCCTGGGAATGCACACTTACCGGATACGGCCCTTATCACCTGACTCTTGCTAGTTAGCTGACTGGAAGCATCGCAACGGTTGATCCGTTTAATACGGACAACCCCTTCGATGGTCGCGGTTCAGGAATCGCGGTAACACTCAACCCTGGCAATGATAGCAATGGTTCGGGTGCTACCGCCACGATTACTTCAGCCGCTGGTCTTCTCGATTCCGTCGAAATCACCGATGGAGGTTCTGGCTTCGCTGTTGACGACATCGTGGAGGTCACCGAGGACGGAGGACAGGGAATTGGACACTTCAGAGTCCTTTCCATTACCTAAAGCCCGTAACCGCGATACTTACGGCAAAAAAACACCAAGGGCCTTACAAGCCCTTTTTTTATGGAAAGCTAAAGCCAGCGAGGATACTTAACAAAATGGCTGGTGATGTTATTAAGGGCTCCAATTTCGTCATAGTCCCTACCGTTGATCGCCAGTCTGCGACTCAAGCAGAGGCTGCTATTGAGGCTCTTGTCAAGCAGGGGGCAAAAGCTGTCAAGGAAGGCAACAACGCCCTCTTTAACACCCTCAGCAAGAAGATGGATGCTGAGCTGAAGAAAGCCAATAAAGACGTTGATGTTAAGGTTACTTACGAGACAAGCAGTGCTTCCGGTGGCTTCAGGGAAGTAAAAAAGGCGGCTGACGGTGCCTTGAAGGGGATGATCGGCGACTATAATAAAATGGTTAAGATTCAAGGCCAGTCCGCCTTGGCCGTTAAGAAAGAGCTGGCTGTTCACAGGGACAAGATCAATCAGCTTAAACAGCAGAGTTCAATTCTCACAAAGAACTCAGCAGCTTACAAGAAGAATATAGAACTCCAGAGAGGTCATACGGAGGAGGCGAAAAGGCTTGAAGGTGTTCTAGCAAGAGTAAGCACCCTGTCCTCCCTTAAAGGCCAGCTGCGTGATGAAAGCCAAAAGCTTTCTATGATGAGCCAGTACAACATGGAGCTGGACAAACAAGGGAAGATGGTTGCAGTTGTCAACAAAGAATGGGTGGCGCAAAAAG